AGAGCTGGTGGTAAAAAACTATGCGTTCAAGTTGTGTGGCAAGAGAACGGCAAAACTAAAAAACAAAACAAGGAAGTTTTTGGTTTAAATGAGAGAAGAAAAGCTGAAGCGTTAAGAAACAAATTAGAAAATTCTGAAAAAATTGATGCCGTAGATCAAAAAATTACATTTACAGATGCTTTTAATTCTTACATAAAAGTTTTAGAGCAAGGTACTTTAAACACTCCAGAATATATAATGATGCAAATTGGTTATATTAAAAACCATGTGGCTCCACATATTAACCAGGAATATTTATCAGATTATAAAATGTCTGATTTTAAAGAATTTACATTACCTAAAATATTAAACAGTAAACAGCTTGCCTGGAGAACTAAAGATGGCAGAGAATATTATATAAAATTAGATAAAACTATTGGTAAAAAAACTATTAAAGAAGTAGTTGGTGAATTTAAAAAGTTTATAAAATATTGTTTAGAACATTCTTGGAAAATTGATTATTCAATAATGACTTTTAAATTTCAAAAAAATTTCTTTACTCAATACATTAAGAAAAAGGAATGGCTGCCACAATCACACGAATTATTAAATGTAATTAATAATGAAAAAAATGTTAAATTAAAAGCATTGTATCAATTAGCTGCTGAGGCTGGCCCGAGAGCTAACGAGGTTGTTGCTGTTTGTTATGATGATATTGACTTTGATAATGGTAAAATCCACCTTAACCACTCACTAGATAAATGGAATAAATTTAGACCCTTCTTTTTAAAAACGGGTTTAGATAACAGAGATCCTATAGAAGCTACAGATAAATTGTTAAATCTATTAGATGATTGGATGAAAACTCAGACATTTCCAAAAACTTTAAGAAACATAGTTTATGAAGATCCTTATACAAAAAAATTACAAAAAAGAAATTTTGTTAGAATATTTGATTTAACTAAAAGTAGAGCTGCAAAAAAAGTAAAACAATCTGCAAAAAAATTAGGTATTGATTGGCAAAGTGGTTTATCTCCTTTTAGAAAATGGAGCATATCTAGAATGGAAGATCTTAAAGTTTTAACTGAAAAACAAATGGATAGAAGATACGGAAATACTAAAGAAATTAGAGATAGCCATTATTATAAAGATTTGAATTTGAATGTGAATGAAAGAAAAGCTGCTATTAACCAAATAACTAAAGGATGATAGATGCCAGCACTTCAAGAGAAGGAACGAATAGCAAAAATGATGTTCGTTTTAAGAACCATAAGCGGTAAAACTCAAACAAAAATATCCCAAGCATTAAAGGTTTCGTTTCAGCAGATACAGAAATATGAAAAAGCCTTGAATGGTATTGGTTCTGATAAGTTATTTATTTTAGCTAAAGAAGAAGGTTGGGATATAAATTTATTATATAATGGAAATCCAGAACAAATACTACCTTCTCTACCTATATTTAAGCAAGATATGGTGGCTAGAAAGTTTCGTGAGATAGAAGCTAACATTAGAGAAGAACGCAAGCTACAAGCTCGCTATGCTCCATTAATGCCTAAATTAAACCGAGAGCTAGCTGGCGAGAATACATTTAAAGATCCAGTAGCTGATAAAGATATTGTTAAAATTGAAACAAATGAAATTGGTAGCGATAGTATAAAAACATATAGCTACAATTTAAATAAACTGTAATTAAAAACTAGAGGGAGCTAACAACTCCCTCAAAACTCTCTCGTTTACTCTCCCATTTACTCTCTGATGCTCTAGAATTGTTGTATAACAATGTGTGTTCGTAGGATTTGAACCTAACACCTTTTTAGTTTTTTATCGTTGATACATAACACTTACAACCCCGATTAGACAAATTTTTATTACCAAAAAGACTAATAAATAAGGGTTGTATTTCCTAGCTCATATCACATAGCAATATCATTTACTCCCTGATTACTCTCTGATACAAGTCTCAAAAAATATATCTTTCTGGGTGTAGCGTAGCCTGGTAACGCACTAGCTTTGGGAGCTAGGGATCGCTGGTTCAAATCCAGCCACCCAGACCAGATTAACCGCCAAGCGGGTTTGAAGCAGATGCTTTAATCTCGTCTATTTTAACCTTTAATAATTCAATTTGTTTCTCATTAATTAACATTTTAGTATGGCTGTGATTAACAGTTCCATCTATATCATCTGATAATTTTTTAACTTTTTCTTCTAAAACTGCAATTTGAGCAGAATAATCTGTAGAAGATCTACCTTCTATTTCAGATAATCTAGTAGTTAATTCTCCATACTTAGTAAAACCAGCTCCAATAGAACCAATTAAACCAATAATGACAACTATGTTAGTTAAGTTTTTCTTAATACTATCCATTTTTAAGTACCTCTATTTCCATTAATAGTTTTTCTTTTCTTTTATTGATGTTGTGTAAGATATTTTCTTTAATGTTTATTGGATCATTACTTATGTAATTAACCAAGGTTACATTGTTATAGATGTCTCTGTTATCAAACATTACAACTTGATTAAGATATATATCTTTACTCTTATAAAACGCCTGGTTGTTATAGACAGCCAGGTTAATAGAGCTATCACTTTGCATAGCATCTAGTTTTATAATACTTTTTACTTCAAGGTTTTTAGCAGCATCTTTAACTACTGCATCTACCTTATCCATAGACGCTTCTAATTTACTTACTTTAGTATTAGTTTTATTATTTTTAGTTTCTGCTTTAGCAGCTACCTTTTCTTTGGTTTCTGTTTCGGTTTTTGTTTCGGTTTTACTTTCGCTGGTTTCTTCTTCCCGTACATTTGTAGTCTCCTTTTTAGTTTCTATTATTTCTTTTGGCTCTGCTGGAGGTTCCTCATTTTGAGTTTCTTCCATAATTGCCATTGCTATTTCAGCTGGTTTTTCTTCTTCCTTTTCTTCCATCATCATAGTTGGTGGAGGTAAAAAAGAAGTTGTTTGGATCTCTGCTTTAGTTACTTTAGTTTCTGTTTTTTCTTCAAACTCTAATACCGCAGCCGTTATCTCTACCGCTTTTTCTTCTGGCTTTAATGGAGCAGCTGCAATTGTTTCTATTTTTTCAGTAAATATTTCTACAAATTCTTCAGTAAAAAATTGTACTTCTTCTTCAAATAAAACTTGTTCTTCAAATTCTTGTAATGCTTGTTTAGTCTCAACTTGTAAAACAACATTATTATAAGTCATGGTTAATAATATGTTGTCTATATTTGGCCCACCAAGAGTTGCTGGAGCATTTGCATCTATAGCAGAAATAGTAGTGTTACCTACATTAGAACCAGTACCAGTATAAATTAGAGTATCAGTAAAATTAGCTCCGTTGATACCCGTTACATCTGTTCTAATAGATTGCATGGTTGCAATTACATTACCAGAGCTATCTTTTATATTAAGATTTATAGTAAAGGTATCTGCATTTCCAGATCCTCCCCAACAACCAGATACATTACACTCTCCGTTTTGCACCTCGGTTACTTGGTTTAAAGTAATACCATTATCCAGCATATCCTGGGTAATAGTATTAGTTGTTAAATTAACATCTTGTGAAATAGATCCGCTATCGCCAAACTCTAAATCATAATTACTGGTTACATTATTTAATTCGCAGCAATCATTAACTACCTGGGTATCCCCACTTGTAGTCCAACCATTAGCATTACCCGTTTCAAAATTACCATTGGTTAATAAATTATTTGTTGTTATTTCTTCAGCTTTCAATCCTACTGAACTTGCAAACCAGGATAATAACAACCAGAGTAAAGCTGCTAATATAATATAAACTTTCATTATTTAACTATGTTGGGTTTAATCTTTTCTATTTTAATTTTAGATTTTTCAGCTTTTATTTTTTTTAATTCTAATTTTAAGTATTGTTCGTAAGTAGGCATCTTACCTTTATATTTTTCAAATAATATTTTAGTTGCCTCTGCTCCAATCTTACCTTCAATCGGACACGGAGTATTTGCAAACGCAGCACTCATTGCATGGAATATTTCCTCGTTACCACACAACACACTTATAGCTGCAACCTTCATACCCATACCATGCAGAGCTTTAGATAAATTAATTGTTTGACATACGGGATCTATAAAATGTCTGCCAGCTGATACACCTATTGAAAAGTTTTGTACTCCAGCAGATAAAGCTAATGCGCAGTTATTCATTGTACCTAGTGATGGCGCAGCAGATGTATAGGGAGCTGATTTAATATTGGATGTAGATGTTGAATTAGTTGTTGAAGTAGAGGTACTGCCGCTTTCGTAAGTCGTAGCTCCCCCAGTATAATTACCTTCAATAGCCGTGTTAGATCCAGAACTGTTTGTTTGATTACCTACGGCAAAAGCATTGGTAGTTGAGAATATAAGTGTTAACCAAAAGATAATTAATAATCCATAAGCTACTGGTTTAATTATCCTCATTTCTTTTTTTTACATTTGCATCTAGGCGCAAATAAAAAATTAGTTATTCCATCTGTAAATTTATCTATTGCTCCTAAAAATTTTAATATATATTTGTCAATCATTTATTCATTAAGCGATCCATGTGTGCATAGATCCTTCCCATTTGTTTATCTATATTCATTAATTCTTGTTGTAGCATTCCAACTAATGTTTGAAGCTCAACTAAAGTTATAAGTACCCAGGTAGATAACCCCATAAGGATTGTACCTAATAAAGGTATCATCCATTTTTGTTGTTTCATCTACCCCCCACCCTTGTAACGAGTAAGTTTCTTTTGTCTTTTTTCTCCCTTTGATAGAGATTTTTTATGTACGCCTGGCCGTTTCTTAGCTTTATCCCTAGGTGTAAAATGGGTAAACTTTTGTTTAGCCATTAGAAAAAATGTTTTTTATTTTAGAAAATAAACCTGGCTTAACTTCTTTAGATAAAACTAAAGGTAAATAACCTTGTGCTATTTCTTTGCCAGACTTATCTACTTCTTCTTCTGTCTTTTTACTTCTAGCATCTATTTTATTGGGTCTAAATTTATCTACTAAAACATAACGATAAACATAGTTATCGCATCTAACACCTTCAAACTGAAAGTGTAATGTTTCTGGTGGATCTTGGTATTGTGAACCGAAACATTTAGGATCAAAGTCTGATTTAGTTACTGTCATTTTTTCTTTCTATTCATTAGTTTGTCAGAAACTTTAGATCCAAAGCTAGCTGTAAAAACTATGATAACTAAATACCAAACGCTGTCTGGTAGATCATTTATGATTGCTACCCACTCTCTAAAGTTTTCTCTAGTAGCTGGAAACCAGCCAGTAGTTAGCATTCCAATTAGCCAAAACATTAATACTTCATCCTTGATCGTATTGTTTTGACTTTTAATTCTAGTTATATCTACGTCTTTTGCTGCCTCTATTTCAGCAGCTCTAATTACTTTTACCTTTTCAGCTTTATGTTTAAAATGATCTGTTGCTTTATTAAAAACCATTTTAGTTAATGGGTTTTTTAAAATGCTTAAAAATTGTATCATGCGCAACCTCTTACTAATTCCGCCAGGCTTTCACACCTTGACGTTGTTTGCTTGTGCCAAGCACTATCAATCATTTCATCTGCTGCTACATCGTAATCTTCCATAATAAGAGCATTCCACATTTTTTTAAATTTCATTACCCGAGGTTTACCAAGTTGAAAACACATTTCACAAATGACACCTTTAATAATTTCGGGAGCTTCTATTTCTTCCAATAAGTCATTCGCAGATTGTAGAGCTTCGTTGAAATCCAATTCAAAAACTTTTTCAAGATCTTCTTTAGGATACGCCACACCTTCCACAAAGTTATCGGTAGGTAAAACCAAATGGCCATACCCAATTGTAGCGAAACCCAGGCTATCGGAGTACATAGTATCCCTAAACCCTTCGTGTTCCTTAATTCGTTGTTTAACTTCTTCCATGCTTTATTTACTTTCTGGATCAAAATTAAGAATTTTGACACCTAATCTTTTTTGTTCGCCAGTTTTACCTCGGCTAATCTTCCAGCCGTTCTTGCGATAGTTTTGTGTTTTGACATCATAAGCCGTGTACTCTCCCGTCTTAATGTTAAGAACTAATATATCTATTGGCCCCGCACCTATTGGGGTAAAGACTACTAAGTTTGGATCTTTGGCAAACTTAGCAGCAGCTAATAGTTCATTAGATAAACCTTTAGCAGCAGTAGTTCTATTTCGTAAAGTAGTAGAAGATTGAGCCAAGCAAACCACCTATCAATATTATTATTGTAGCAGCTCCTTTACCTCTATCCATTGATGCTTTTAATGATTTAATATCTATTCTCATTTCATCGATTGCTTTAAACAAAGTTTTCATTCGTTCAGCGCAAACCTTTTCATGGTAAGATATTCTAATACCATTATGATCCTCTACGTTAGAGTGTTGGGATTTCTTTTTTCTCATTACGTTTCCTTAACTTCTTCACAACTAAATTTAGTTGCAAGTCGATATTTGTTTATAGTTGCTTCATCTTGTAAATCTAAATATTTTTTACTTGTGTCTAACGCTGCAACAGCGCATTCTTTCCAAGTGTCAAATCTAAAATCGTATTCTATTGGAGCTTTGCATTCGTGCTGTATATAAGAACATACCGATATAAGCAGCATGAACTTCATGGATCAACAAGCAGTTGCTGGTACACCAGTTGATGTTACAAATGGTTGTTCAGCGAAAGCCATGTAGATGTATGAAGCACCAGAACCATTAACACCAGCATCATTAATTCTTGTTTTAAAACCATTGGATAATAAATCTAAATTACCAGCATAATTACTTTCAGCATTAGAACTATTTGCTAATAATCTTTCCATATCTCCATTTACACCTGATCTTTTATTATCTAATATATGCCAACCTTCGCCAGAAGCATTAATTTGCTTCACCATAACAAAAGCTGGTTTAAAACCTAGATGTACGAAAGTTCCAGCAACATTTCCGTTTCCGTAAAATTTGCCAAATTTTGAGAAGCCTTGTTTTTCTGCAAAAACATATGCAACATAAGTTTTTCCATCTGCTCCAGTTCTATCATCATTACTTACTGAAAATACAGAAGATGTTGGAGTAGTGTCTGCAAATACTGGAGTGTCAGATGAAGCACCAGTAGTATTTAAAAACAAAGCATGAGTATTACCTAATGC